TTATTGAATGGTGATGCTTATGCTGACTTAGCTGCTCAAATCGCTGCTAAAGATGGTTCTGCTTTCAATGCTGCTTCTATGAACTTAGTTGATAGAACTGTTCTTAACATTCCTTACGCTATTTCAGATAACGTAGGTTCTGATGCTAACTCTGCTTCAAGAGCAAGAGCGTTAATGTTAGATATGGAGAAAGTACATATGGCTATGTTCGGTGGTCTTGATATTTTAGTTGATCCTTACTCTCAGTCTTTAAGTGGTGGTACTTCTTTAGTACTTTCTACTTTACTTGATGGTTTGATTGCACAATCTTCAGGAAAAGAAGCTGCTGTTAAAGCGGTTGCTCCAGCATAGTAGATTAAATTAATTAGAAAGGCGAAAGGGTTAATCCCCTTTCCCTTTTCTTTATAAAAGACCAAAATGGCTATATCGCACTTAGATAATTTGTTTAACAAAGGTAACTACGAGTATCTAAACCCAAGTCAAAATAGATATGGGAATTTAGTACTAGCAGAATACCCTACTACTCAAGTTGTTACAACTGCTGAGTTAAAGGCTCAACTTAGAATTGACAGTTCTGATGAGGACGCTTTGTTAGCTACATATATAAGTGCTGCGACTCAAATGGCTGAACACTATTGTAACAGACACTTTATTACAGCTAAGTACAAACTTTGGTTTAATGAATTGCCTAATACATTTAGTTTATATTACCCTGATTGTAAGTTTAATTATCCTGCGGGAAATGATAATGCTAAAGATGGTTTACACTACTTAGCTGCTGTAGGTTCTACTTACACTTTGTTTGCCAACACGAATTGGTATTCAAATCAAAATACTAACCCTTGTCAGGTAAAGATGACTACAACACCTTCTGATGCAATAGGCACAGGAGATTTAAATGGAACAACTGATGGAATATATTATTTTCAATTTCATACAGGTATAGCAGATGGTGCAGCTAGTATTCCTGATGCCATCAAACAAGCTATTAAATTAATTGCAAGTGATATGTATTATTTCAGAGAGGATCGCAAGAGAGCGTTTCCAATGGCTTCTGAGATATTATTACAACCTTATAAATGTTATCTATAGTATATGGCTTTTTTATCTGAATTAAAGGCAGGTGACTTTAACACTCGTATTAAGTTAAAATCTATATCTTCAAATCAAGATGTATTTGGTGGCTTTACACCTGTTTTTACAGACCACGCAACTGTATGGGCTAATTTAAATATTAAGACCCTTAGAAACATTGAAGAGAAGTTTGAAGGAGATGAGTTACAATCTTATGGTCGATTTGTTTTTACTATAAGATACTCAAGTGAAACAAAAACTATAAAATCTAATTGGATTATTGAAGATGTAGAAACTACAGATATATATGAAATAACTGGTTTTGCTATTGATCCAAGAAAAGAATACATACAACTTTTTGTAAAGCAAGATTTACCAACCACCTCACCAATATAGTTATGGCTATAAAGAAAAGAGATGGCATAAGAGTAAAAGGAATTAATAGCCTTAAAAATAGTTTGTCTGAACTAGGTATTAAACCTAGACAACAAAGAACTCAAATAAACAAAGCTTTAAGACCTGCGGGTAATATTCTTGCTAGGGCTATGCAAAGAGGGTACAAAAGAGAATTTAACAGTAACTCTGATTACAAAAGAAAAAGTGGTAGAACTCCAACCTATAAAACAATAGGTATATTTACTGCAAGAAAATCAAGAGAGCCAGGTATATTTGTTGGTCCTTTAAAAAGAAGAACAACACCAATCAGAGTCAAGGGGAAAGATAGTTACAACTTGACTGAGATGCAAATTTTAGGTAATAAGATACAAAAGCCTAGAAAAGATATATTTTTAGAGGCAGCTAATAAAGTAAATTTAAGAGTGTTAAACCAAGCAGAAAAAGACTTAGGTAAACTTTTAGATAAAATGATAAAACAATCAGGTTTTAGATAAGATATGTTTGCAGCAATAGGAAAATCAATATTTAAACAATTACAAGAAACACCTGCTTTTACCGCAGCTAATGGTGTTGATAAGGTTTTTCCTGTTATTATACCACAAGGTGTAGCTTATCCTTGCACTACGTTTGAAATAACTAACGTATCAAACTTTTTATCTAAAGGTGGATCGCTTAACTCGTGTGATGTATCAATTCGCATATCTTGTTTTGCAGACACTTACACTAAAACATACGATCAAGCTAAGGCGGCTGTAGAAGCCTTAGATTTGTTTGAAGTGACTTATACTGAAGATAGTGTAAGCTACACGGCTAAATTCAGGTTTTTAGATTTAGACGATGACTATTTCAAGACTCCTGAAAAATTCTACAAAAACATAAATTTTAACTGTCTAATAATTAAAAACTAAAATAAAATGGCAATTTTAAACGCAACAGATTGTGTAATTTCGGTTACAACAGGAGGTTCTTTACAACCAGTAGCTCATTGTACTTCTGCTTCACTAACTATGAATATGGATCTTCGTGATTCTACAACTAAATCTTCATTAGGTTATCAATCTAATTTAGGTGGATTACGCTCTTTTGAATTATCAAGTGATGCCTTTGTAGAAATAGGTAATATTGCAGGATTTGCTGACATTGAAGAACTTTTTGTTATTTGGGAAGCTAGAGACGAAGTAGCAATAAAATTCGGTGCTTCAGGTATGGAATATACAGGTAACGCTTTAATCACTTCAATCTCAATAGATTCAGGAGTAGAAGAAAACGCAACTTATTCAATCTCTTTAACTGGTTCAGGAGCAATATCTAAATCATAATATTAACTTTTAAATCCATTAATTATGGCAATTCAAAACGCTTCGGATTTATTGGTATATGCTAAGACGACTGACCCTGCTCCACAAAAGACTAGGATTAGGGTATTGGCTGCCGTCCCATTAATTGATTTTACATCGGGTGAGAATATTTTACTTAGTAACATTACTAACGCTAGTGGTGTTATTACGGATAATCAAATTGTATCAGGAATTAGCAATACAGGTCAAAGCATTTTAGATTTAACAAAGAATATGTTAAACTCTAGCTTTGGCTATACTGTTACTTCTGTTGCTACCGACCCATCAAATAATTTATACAAATATGTTGATGTAACAAACGGAGCAAATGGAATTGTACCTACATTAGGATTTTCAGATGGTACTGCTACTTTTAATGAGGATGCTGTTATTATAGAGATAATCACACCAGGTTCATCAGCAATATTTGACCCTGTAGCTTTTAGTACATCAGCTTCGTTTAGCGTAAATATGGATTTAAGAGATGTAACCAACAAGGATTCAGGGGGGTACTCTGAGTCTTTGGGTGGTTTAAAGTCTTTTGAAGTATCTACTGATATATTACAATCAATTAATCCGGATGTACCTTTAGATGGTACTGATTTTTTCGATAAACTACAAGCAAGAAGTTTAGTTAATTTAAGTTTTTCTGATAGAATTAGAAACATTATACGCACTAACTTTACTCAAAGCGGGGTAGATGGGTTTACTACTGAAAACATAACACAAGTTAATTTACAAGCTAGTCCACCTGAAATTGGAGGTAATACTGCATCTAGTATAGAGTCAACTTCTGCTAATCAAGATAAATTACTGTACACTATTGGAGGTCCAAGATTAGAAGGTAAAAAACTTTCTTGGTCTTTTTATGTTAGAGGTGATGGCTCAACAACAAAAGCAACGTTTTTTATGTTTGGTTTAAATGAAATGAGCGGCTCAAATAGAGTAAATCCTTTTACAACAAAAATAATTGGTGGTAATGGCTCAGAATCTATATCAGACTATACAGCAAACGCAAATCACTTTAAAATAGAGGGATTGGATACAACTTGGTGTAGAGTAGTTATTGAATTTTCAAATCCAATTAAAATTTCAAGTAATACAGCAGATGTTCGATTTACATTATATCCTGGTTTATCTGAAGCTCAAAGTTCAAACAAAATATTTACCTCATCTTGGCAAATTGAACAAACTAATGAAGCAACCGATTATCAAGACCCTACCGATATTACACATTGGCAAGGAAACGCACTTGTATCATCGGTAAGTTTTGATGCTGGTGTTGAGGATAATCTAACTTGTTCAGCTACATTTACAGGCACAGGTAATATCTATCCAAATGGACTTGGTCCTGAGTTGATTGGTGATACAGGGTTTGATGACCCTAGTTATTGGACTTTGTCGGGTGGCTCTAGTATTGTTGAAGATGGTTATGGTAAAATAATTACAACAGGTGCTACTACACAAATTGCCACTCCGGATATAATGAGTGGTAGCGGTGATTATTACCTTTTAACTTATACTATTTCAAGTTCTCCAAGTCCAACAGGTTTTTTAACAGTAGATAGAGGGTGGTCAGCAAGTCCTGATATACATTTATTAATTCCATCAACACCAGGAACACACTCAGTTTTGTTATATCCTGAAATGCAGAGCCTTGAAATTGTTAGAGGTGGTGATGGTACAAGTAACACTACAATTTGGCTTAGTTCAATATCACTAAAGAAAGTTTTATAAATCAATTTAAATTAAAAAGGTAACAAAAAATGAAAAAGGTAGAAATAGGCGGTCAGAAACGACCGATTAGATTTAGTTATTTAGCTTTAAAAGACATCTGTAACGATTGTAAGTTAAAGTTAGATGAAATGCAAAAGTTGGGTACTGAGGTAGATCACATAGGTATTATAGCCTACTATGGTCTAAAGTATGGTGCTAAGAAGAACGGAGAAGAGTTTAAGTACAAAGTTCGAGATATTGAACAATGGATAGACAATGAAGATTTCGGTAAAATAAATGAAATCTTTGAAGCGTTTCAATTTGACCAACCACAGAAAAAGGGAAAGTAGAAGAGGGAGAGGATGTTATTGATGAAGATTCAGGTGAGATAAATTGGGATAAGTTAGAGGAAGTTGGATTTGGAATGTTGGGGTTAAATTATGATGACTTATATGATCACACTCCACGTTCCTTTCACAACAAGCTAATAGGTTTTAAGAACTACAATGAAAAAGTTTCTCAGAACGCTTGGGAACGAACAAGATTAATAGTTCACAGCACTATAGCACCTCATTCAAAACAAAAACTTAAACCAAAAGAATTAATGCCTTTCCCTTGGGACAATAAAATTAAAGTTAAAAAAGATGTTGCTAGTAAAGAGCATATTCAAAAGGTTTTAGAAAGATACAAACTAACAGAACCTAAACAAATCAAGTTATAAAATGGGTGGAGTAAAAACTATATCAATAATTGTAGCTGCTAATATTAAAGGATTAGAGGCAAGTCTTGGTAAAGCTAACAAATCAATTACATCATTTGCATCAAACGCTGCAAGAGTAGGTTCAACTTTAACATTTGGTATAACAGCACCTTTAGCAGCTTTAGGTAAATCAGCTTTAGACACATTTGTTAATTTTGAAGCAGGAATGGCTAAAGTACAAGCCGTTACTGGTGCTACTGCTGAAGAATTTAAGTTATTAGAACAAAATGCAAGAGATTTAGGTAAGACAACACGATTTACAGCACAAGAGTTTGCTGACCTTCAATTAGTTTTAGGTAGAAAAGGATTTAATCCTCAAGCTATAGTCGATATGACAGGTGCTGTTTCTAAGTTAGCTATTGCTACTGGTGAAGATTTAAGTTTAGCTGCTGATGTTGTATCTAGTTCTATAAACGCATTTAACTTAGAAGCTACCGATGCGAAAGATGTAGCAAACACATTAGCAAGTGCCTCTGCTAATTCCTCTATACAATTAAGTACATTTGCTACAGCCTTTGGTCACGCAGGTACAGCCGCTAATGCAGTTGGTGTCGATATAAATGAACTTGCTGCGATGATGGGTGTCTTGATGGATAATGGTATCAAGGCAAGTAAAGCAGGTACAGGACTTCGGACAGCTTTCAGTAAGTTAAACGAGGAAGGTATACCATTTTCACACACCTTAAGCCAACTTGCGAATGGCACAATGAGTTTAAATGATGCTACTGAATTAGTAGGTCGAACTGGTGCAAATCAATTACTTATACTTGCAAATCAGCAAGATAAGGTAAATGAATTAACTCAATCTTTCAGAAATAATACAGACGAGTTAGATAAAATGTCTGCTATAATGGAGGACACCACAGAGCATAAGATTAAACTTATGAACTCTGCAATAGAAGGAATGAAAGAGGAGATAGGTGGATTATTAGCAGATGCACTTACTCCAATGATTGAAAAAATTACAGATTTAGCAAGTGAGTTTAGTAATTTAGATGACGGAACTAAACAACTTGTAATACAATTTGGTGCTTTTGCTGCTTTACTAGGACCGTTACTATTAAGTTTAAGTTTACTTTCTGCTGCTTTTATTCCTATTAAAGGTGTTTTTAGTTTCTTTGCAAAAACAATAGGACCTATAGTTGTCCCAGGAATTGTTAGCCTTACAACGGCTGTAGTTAGATTAACTAAAGCAGGGTTTATTGCAAACGGAATGATAGGTGCTATGACAGGTGCTTTTAGAGCATTGACAGCCGCTATGATAGCAAACCCTGTAACAGCAGTTGTAGTTGGAGTTCTTGCGTTAGGTTCAGCGATATACGCTTTTACTACAAATACAGATGACGCTACAGAAGCTAATAATAAATTTAATAAAAGTTTAGGAGAAACTAAAGTTCTTACAGAGCAACAAGCTAAAGCTTTAAATTCGTTTCCAGTTCCTTTTTTAAATCAAGAAGCTTCAACAAAACCAACTTCAAGAGCAAAAGTATCCGGTATATCTTTAGATTCTGTTTCACAAGTATCGTCTGTTGGATCAGAAGACCCTTTAACTGGATTAATAGATACAAGACAACAACAAATAGAAGATTTAGCCGCTAGAATACAAGAATTAAAACAACCATTAGAAGATTTTGCTACTGGTGTAGCTATAACTTTTACAGACTCTTTTGGTGATATGCTTGTTAGTGGAGAACTTTCAATTACAAAGTTAGGTAATATATTTAAAGATTTAATAAAACAAATAGCTGCGGCAGTTGTTAAAGCTGCTGTTTTAGCAGGTATATTAAGTGCTTTAGGTCTTGCTCCTGAGGGAGCTGCTAAAGCAACAGGTTTTTCAGGTGGTGGTTTTGGTAGTTCTTTTGCAAGTATATTAATGGGTGGCTTTAGAGGTTCAAGTGGAATACAAGGTTTTGCCAACGGAGGTCAACCACCTGTAGGTAGAATGTCTTTAGTTGGGGAAAAAGGACCTGAATTATTTGTTCCAAATCAAGCAGGAACAATTATACCTAATGGTGGGTTCGGACAAAATATAACTGTAACAGGTTTCTTATCATCAGAGGGTATTCAGATTGCTGCTTTACAAGGTCAACAAACAGCCACTCAAAAAGGTGCAGATTTAATTGGAGGTACTTTTAGAAATACACCATTTTAATATAATAAAATATGCCTTTAGAGAATAAAAAGTACGAATCATTTCACACTAAGACTGGTAACGATAAACTTAGTCTAAAACAAAAGTTTGATGATGGTCACATTAATACTTTATTAGATCTTGATGAACAAGACGTAAACCCTGAGTTTGGTGCTTTAATATATCAGTTGCAGCAAATGCAAGAAGAGTTTGATGAGATAAGAAGATACTTAACTGCTGAAGTAGGTGATGGTGCTAAAGGCGATACAGGTCCACAAGGACCACAAGGTATACAAGGACAAGCAGGTAGTGATGGGGCTACTGGTGCTAATGGTAAAGACGGCGGTGTATATGGTAGTGAGTTAAAAATACTACCAACACAATTTATGTCTAATGACGATAGTAGGTCTTTAAACTTTGCTGTTATAGAAGATGACGGTAAAAGTACATTAGGTGTTCGAGTAGTTGAATCAGATTGCGAATTGTTTGCTATGATACCTATACCTGAAGGTAAAAGTGTTTCAGCATTTCAAGTCTTTGCAAGTGATAGATTAACAACAACTTTAAGCGTAGTAGATTATACTAATGGATCAACTCAAGGTGTCGCTATTGGTGACACAACAAAAACTGTTAGTGTTGGTAAAAGCCCACTACCATCAACTTCAACAAACTATGTTTCAATAACAGTAGTAACAACTGCCACAAATCAAGTGATTTATGGTGCTAAATTAATATTAGCATAATATGGCTTTAAGATTTCATTCTGAGTTTAGTAACATTCGTAGAGAAGTATTTAAAATAGAAATCTACGATTCTAGTTTTTCAGGATCATCAACTGAATTTATTGTTAGAGGTAATGGTTTTAATTTATCTTATAATGGAGGTGAAGAAACCTATCAATTAATAAAGAGTTCTACTTTGTCTTTTGTGATGAACGTAGATAATTCAACATTAAGAGGTTTACCAAATGATATTGCTGCAAGTTCTGATTCTTCAAGGTTTGGAGTAAAAGTATATAAAGACGATACATATACAGCAGGAAACAATTATACTCCTGATGGTTCAAATTACGTTTTGTATTGGTATGGTTGTATTAATAAAAGGATAATGACTGTTGAAGATTCAAGTTATCCTTTTGACTTTAAAATATCTGCTGTTGATGGTATAGAATTACTTAAACTATACACATACAATGATGTAAGTAATAATTTTATATTTGAAGACAGAATTAGTGTTGTAGGTTTTTTAGTTAAAATAATTGACAGATTAGATATAGCTAATATTTTATCAGCAACAGATACTGTTTTAGCTACTAGAGTTAATTGGTATGAAACAAATCACGCTTTAACTGATTCTGTAGCAGCAAAGACTTATATGTATGAGTCAGTATTTAATTCTGTTGGTGAAAATGGTGAGGTTGAACTTTCTACATATTACGATGTACTAAAGCACATTTGTGATATATTTCAATGTAGGTTTATGCTATATGAAGGTAAATTTTGGTACACTCAATTTAGTAGACTAAAAGAAACATCAAATTCATATTATCTTTATAAATTAAATGGAACAGCCGCATCACCTTCAACTATAACTAAAACAATAAATGACATTAAGGGTGAGGTAGGTGGAGCGTTTGCTACAGGTGGTAGTGCTGATGGTGTTGGTGACCAACTTCTAACAAATAATAATTTTACAACTAATTTAAATGATTGGGTAGTTACACCCGCAACTTCATTTATTTGGGTATCTAATAGTGGTATAGGTGGTGCAGCATCAGTAGGGACATTTGGTGTTTTAGGACAAAATGGTGTATTACAAACAGCAACCACATATAATATAACTATAACTGTTACAGGTAGGACTACAGGTTTCTTTTTTATAAATGCAGGTGGAGCAGTATCTCCAAGCATTGCAAGTAATGGAACATCTACATTTACTCTTACAACAACATCAGGTACAAATTTTACTGTTATTGGAGTAGCTAGTTGGAATGGTATTGTTAGTAATGTAACTTGTGAACAACAAAATCAACCTAAACCTGGTTTCTATTTAAGAAATAAAACATTTGGCGAAAAATTAACGAGTGTTAAGATAAAATGGAACGGATTATCAAATGGTACTCAAAACTTATTGCCTTTATCATATTTTCCTGTTTGGCAATTTCCAAATGCCACTTGGCAACCTTATGGTCAAAATTCAAATGGACCTAACTTATCAGGTTACTTTGAGGATGGTGACAACATAAGTTTTAAAATTAATATTAAATTTTCAATTAGAGTTTCTAGAATTGATAATGTTTCTACAACATCACCTTTTTATGGCAAAATAGTTTTTCCTTTTTGGATTTTAGCTAAAGATGACAATAATGTTGCCACAGCAAATAGATGGTGGAGGGCAAATGGTACTGGTAGTCCAACAGGAGTAATTTTACCAACACCGGAAGATGAAGGTTTTATTGGAGCAGGGAGTTGGCTTTATGATGCAAACACATTTAATCAAGCTACTAAATTTAAAACTGGTGTAGTTTATTTAAGCCCTTCAGAAGATGAAGAAATATATTATTTTGATGTAACTATTAATACAGGTGTTGTTCCTGTAGCTGAAGTTTCAGGTTTATTCTTTTATAATGATTATTCAGGTGGTTGGGATTCAGCTCTAGGAAATGGAGATTGGTTTGCTGTTGAGAATCCTACAACTGGTGCTTTACTACCTGCTGATGATTCTGCTTATGATGGTTATAGTGTAGAGCCAATATTTGACGAAGATTCACCAATTACTATAGCACCTTATCAAAATGGTGAACCATTTATAGGATCAACTGTTGATTCTTATGTGTCAGAAGATGCAGCAGATTCTATAAACCCTGAAAATTTAATAATAGATACAATAAAATGGGGTGATGGTCCTAATGCTGTAGGAGTTAGAACAATATGGGTGGATGATGGAACTAATATAATACAATCTAACTTGTGGCAAAGAAATAACACAGGAAGTACGTTTAAAATACATAAGTTAATAACAGAAGAAATATTAAACTTTAACTATATCTCAGGAGAAAGGTTAAATGGTACAATCTATCAATCACCTAATTTATTTGAAACTCAAACATTAAATTTATCAGAAGGTTTTGATAGAGATTACAAAGATGAAGAGGGTGTTCTTGTTGAAAATGAATTGTATGCTTTTTCAAGTTTATTTTATAACCCACAATTAGCAAGTTGGGGTTTTAAGGGTAGAAAAATATCTTTATCAGTTCCAACAGTTACAACAACTGAACCTCAAGACCCTGATAATGAGCCAACAGAAAGAGCAATAAATCCTTTAACTAATTCAGTTAACAGTTTACACGATGAAGATAGTTCTTGTAAGTTAAATCAACAACTATCACCTAGTGCAAGTGCTACGAGTATTACAGTAACACCTATAACATCTGATTTATCATCAGGCTCTGTACTATTAATACAATCTGCTAACTCTGATAGAAAGTGGGAACAAATTACTTTATCTGCAAGTGCGTCAAAATTAGCTACTACTCTAAGCATTAATTCTTTTACACCATCGTACGCTTACGATACTACATCAAGAATTATATTAAGTAGAACAACATTAGCCGCTACAAGTGGTGGCGGTGGTAGTAGCACAGATACTATACAAATTTTACTAAAAGATTTTGGTAGCTTTTTATTTTATTTATTTCAAGATGATAATTGGTATAGTGCAGGATCTTCAACTTTGGCAGTTTTAGGTACCGGTACTTCTCCAAGTAATATACCTCTTTCCGTAAGTCAAAATCAATCTAGAATAGCTGCTTATACAGCAATTAATAATTGTACATTAAAAAAATTAGTATTTACTTTTTATTGGTCTTCATCAGTCGTAAATTCAGCAGATGTAGATTTTGCTTTTAGTAAATTTACTCCTATTACAGATGGTACACAAGCAATTATAACAATGAATCCTATTACAGCTACTGATAAAAATGGAACTTATAATGAAAACAAACCTTATCAATGCGAGTTTGTTTTTTCAGGTAGTAACGCATCCTTAACAGCAGGTGATGCTTTTGCTTTTCATATGAGAACAACAGGATCAACAACTCAAACACAAAGAGTATTTGTATATGGTACAGCAGTATTAAGTGTTGAAATAAGTGGATCACAACCATAAAACATAGAGAGGTGATTGTAGTTTATCTTTTTGCTACCTTTTCGATAGATTACTTTCACTCTCTTTAATATAAAAACAATAAATATAATGCAAGTGACAATAGGAATTATAGAGTTAGTAATATCAATAATTATATTACTCTCTACTGGAGTTGGGGTTTGGGCGAATCTACAAACTAAAGTAACTAAACTTTCATCAAGAGTGTATCATTTAGAACAATCTGATAACGAATTAAAAACTATCTTAGCAGATATATCGACTAAGTTACACAAGATAGAGTTATTATTAGCTGCTAATCAAATTAAAGAAAAATAATGATATATGAGGTTAAGCAAAAACTTTGTATTGCGAGAGATTACTCGAAGCAACACAGCCAAAAGACTAGGAATAGAAAATGAACCTAGCAAAAAAGATTTACAAAATTTGCAAATCCTTGTTACTGATCTTTTGCAACCCATTAGGTCTGGTGTCGGTGTTATTCGTATTAGTAGTGGTTATCGTTCTCCACAACTTAATAAAGCTATTGGAGGCAGTAATAAATCACAGCACAGCAAAGGTCAAGCAGTTGATATACAATATTGGGAAAATGGTGAAATGAATAATAAAGTCATCTACGACTATGTTATTGACAATGCACTAGACTTTGACCAAATGATTAACGAATTTGATTTTTCTTGGATTCACATATCTTTTAATCCAAAAGGTAATCGTAGAGAAGTGTTAGAAGCTTATAAAGATGAAAAGGGTAAAACTAAATATAAATTTGCTGACGATATAATTACGCTATGATAAAAAACATACTTAAAAGTTTAGTAGGACAAGCTTCTACTATTATAGACGATGTAGTCACAACAGACGAAGAACGATTAAAATTAAAAAATGAGTTTGAAAAGGTTATACAAGATCACGAAAAGGAAATGTTTGCTCTTGAGGTTCAAGACAGAGGAAGTGCTAGAACAATGTTTATGGACGATAGCTTCATACAAAAGATATTGGCTATCATCTTTACTTGTGCTTATTTTCTTATATCTTACTTTATGTTCAAGTGCTTTATAACAAATACTTTAGAACTTTCAGATTACGAGATAGGTTTTATTAGTACAGTATTTGGAGCTATGTCAAGTAAAGTAAACACCATTATAGATTTCTTTTTTGGTGGATCAGCAAAATCTAAGTAAGATAATAATATGCCTTGGCTTCCAAAACAAAGAGATAAGCGTACTAAAGCTGAGAAAAACAAGTCTTGGGGTGGAGACACTTCGTTCTATAGAAAGTACGCTTGGCGAAAGTTAAGAAAGGTTGTATTAGACAAGAACCCTTTGTGTGTTCATTGTTTAAACGATGATATGGTTAAACCTGCTGATGTAGTCGACCATATTGTACCTATAAAACAAGGTGGAGCTGAATTAGACGAATCTAATCTACAAGGATTATGTCACAGTTGCCACAATAAAAAGACTTATTATGAAAATAGACAACAATAGATATAGAAGTAAATATGAAGAGGATGTTTGTTCTAAATTGCATAAAAGTAAAATCCCTTTTGAGTATGAAACTATTAATCTTTACTACGAGATTTCCGAACAGCGAAAATATATTCCTGACCTTATACTCCCAAACGGAATCATTATTGAATTAAAGGGAAGGTTTACCTCTAAGGATCGGAAGAAGATGTTACTGGTTATAGCTCAACACCCTGAGTTAGATATACGAATGGTCTTTATGAGACCTAACAATAAGTTAAATAAGAATAGTCGCACAACTTATGCTCAATGGTGCGATAAGAATAATGTAAAATGGGCTAACAAATATATACCGACAGAATGGATAAGAGAGACAAGAAAACACCCGAAGAGATAGCTGAAGAAATCTTTGGAAATTGGATAGTGGATTCTACAGACGAAGAGCAAGGAGAGGACTAATTGTCCTCTTTTTCTTTTCCTAAGTTTTCTATCTCCAGGTCAAGCATCTTACTGTTGTAATCAGAATTACCACTAGTCTTAGTCATATTCCATTCGTACTTAAAAGGCTTACCTTTCTCAAGCTCGATTAACTTTTGCAAGTACACACATAAATCCATCGCTTCTTCTTGAGCGTGTTTAAGCCAATCTAACTTACTTAAATCTTCTCGCTCCATCGTAGTGCCATATTTCTTTTTACCTACGTCAGAACGCTTTAAAATCTTAAAACAAACTTGTTCTTCTATACTACTCATAATTACTTTAATTAAAACTTTCCACTTACAGTTCCGTTAGGTCTTTTTATAATACCACCAAACCCATTATCCTCATTTATACGATCCATATACTCATCGCAACAAATCGCTTCGGGACTAACTACCTTATCATCAATTACCTTAATTGTATAACTTGATAGCTCTTTAACTTCTTCGCACTTATTACATTTAAACTTTGCCATAATAATCCAAATGTACAAAAAAAAAGAGAGAGCAACAAAGCCCTCTCTCTATTAACCAAAAACCTACAAATTATGAGAAATATAAGTAAGATTGTCAAATATACAAAACTTTTCCTTTATCATACTCTAAAAACGTAATATATTTATAAACGAATTTTTTTCTTCCGAAGTCAGTAGATTCAGGCATTGTTCTCCAAACCCAATTATTTATTCTAGTTTTGTTTAAATTAAATACTAAGACAGAATCGCAATCAAAGAAATTAATATACAAACCTTGAGCAGATTTTTCATTTTTACTTTTTCTAAGTATTCTTTCGTACTTGTGCATTTCCAATATTAATCCTTCTGGATATTTTTCTTTAGCATAATCTAAAGTAAAACTCCTTTGCTTCATTTCGCAATAGAACTTCCTATCATCCCATTCGTAGGTAAAATCCCAAAAATCATACTTTCCCTTAGAAGGGACACAATCAATTTTATACTTACTAGCGAATCGGTCTAACAAGTTTAGTTCATTTTCATTCATTCTTTTTTAACTTAGTTAATATTTCTAACTCATTCTTAAGTTCAATTACAGCATTACACATCTCTAATTCATTCGCATTGGCTAATAACGCTTCTCTTTTATATGCCATCATCTGTGTGTGTACCCAAGTAAATGCTAATGCACTTTCCTCAAACACCTTTAATCTAGGCTTTAACTTATCAGCTTGTGGGTGTCCCTCGAATTGCTTGTACATCTTCAACACTTCGCTTTGATGTGCTATAAACTTATCTAGACTATTCATCTCGTCTAAATTCGGGTCGGCTTCTCGCAATAAATTAATTGCTTTTAGTGTAATTTCATCTGGCATAATTATAAAATATATCGTTAGTTGGTCTTTTCAAATCGTATTTTGGTTTGTAATGAGTGTTTATCTATTCTAGGTCTATTGTGTCTACTCCAACTTCCACCTCCTGCTAAACCTATTTCTTTCCAACCACTTGCTTTTAATGAAGTGCCAGGTTCTGTATCTAATATGTAAGTTATTAATTTTTTATACCCCAAGGCTCGAGCTGCTCTCCAAGAAGCAGAATATAATTTACTACAAGCATTTTTAGTTCCATCAGTTGCTAATCTTATAACTTCACAAGTAAATCCATCTTGTAAGTTTCTAGCTACTGGTCTACCTACTATAGCAACTCCTACTATCTTACCTTCTTTAGCTACTGCTACTTGAAATATACTACCTACAGGAGGCTTACTGTGTCTATGATGTCTTTTAACAAATTCTTTTGCTTCGCTTTGAAATATTGGTGTTAAGTATAAACTCATAATTAAAATATATCGTTAGTTGGTGTTTTGGTTATTGTTTCTTGTATCGGATCAATTAAAGTTCCGTTTTGATTAAGGTATCTAAACCTACGCAAACTATAAGAATAAAACAAACAGACAGGTGTAAGCTCAGGTGTAGGTACTCCGACTAACTTCTGAAACTTCACCTTCTGTATGTGTATTTCAGTTATATTCCACTTCTCACTTTGTGGATTTCTGTGAAACACAATAAAGTTATCTGCCCTATTTCCAAACATAGCACCATACTCTACATCACTCATATTTGGTGCAGGTCTAGTACCATCTTCACTTCTTTTTCTATTTGCTGCTGTTCCTGGATGAACAACTAAATAAAACATCACATTATACTTCTTAATAAACCTTCTAATGTTACTTAAAGCATCATAATAGTAATCGTATTTATTTGTTTTATTTGGTGCTTTTAAATCATTAAGAGGATCAATAGATATACCATCGAATTTTTCAACTTGTAATAAATCACTAAATGATTGTAAGACTTCTTCTACAGTTGGTGTTTCTTCAAATGTAATTACAGTAAAATGATTGTAAGCCCATCTAATTGCTTCTAAATACTTGTCTTTATCCATTCTACTACTAAACTCTTTATCAGCAGTTTTACCACAATACATCTCAGCTATATCAATCATCAAGTCACCTACTGGCTCGTTTTCAGGACAATACATTAACCATCTATAGCCATAAAGCTTAGATGCCATAATCATAAGAAATAGTTGTGTAGTTGTTTTACCTATGTTAGCAAAACCAGTCATTATTGTAAGTTCGCCTTTACGAAACGAATAGTGAGCGTCTAAAGGCTTTATTCCTGTGGTTAACCCTTTGGTATACCCATCACGATATATCTTCTTACAATACTCTTCAATCTCTTCATTTGAGGTAATTCTATAACTAGACATAGCCTAACCTCTCATAGCTTTTATTTGACTGTCTAAATAATCAGAGTCAGGTAACTCTTTTTTATTCCTAGAAATCCATCCTGAAGCACTCATCTTCCAGTTTTTCATTGGATTCTTTCCTACTTTCCAACCTTGTGATTCGTAGTAGTAGTAAAATCTCTCACCTTCCTTCTTGTTGCTACCCTTTTCTTGAAAGTAATCTGTAACCTCAAGGATGGTTCTAGGTCGTGCGACAATTTTTGTACCCTCTAAAATACCTTGCCCACTTTTAATATTGTTTTCATTAAGTAATTTCAAAACTGAGTTATGAACCTTACTGCTTGGATTTAATCGAGTACCATATTGAAACTCAATAAACCCTTTAATATACCACCTAGAGTTTGGTAAAATTAATATTCTTTCTTTGTCAGAATTTACATTTAATAAAAACTTATCTGTGTTGATCTTCTCGCTTACTAAAAACTCAAACATTTTTTTGTTTGGTTTATATATTCCTGCGTGATTACAATTATCACAAATGTAAATCCAAAATAATTTTTCTATTGTTGATAAGGATAAAAACCAATCCTCATTCCATTTAGTAGTATCTGTAAATCTTTTTGCCACAATTTCTCATTTTTAGTTTTGGTAAAAGTAAGGGGATAACCGCTGACTAAACTTAAATCCCCTTACTGAAAGAACACCTAGTCGTATTGCTAAAAACTAGGATTTTAATATGTAGCACTCACGCAGCCCACTCTCGTTTAATAAAGGCTCATAGGTTTTGTACTGAAGTATCTCACGCAGTAGCTATGATTATTAAGGTTTAACTGCAAGTCACCTTTGCCTTAGTTATTTAAAATGGTAGATCGTCCTTGCCATTTACAGAGTGATACTCTTCATCTACCTCAACATCTGTAGTTTCAGCAGCTACCTCAGTTTTTACTGTAAACACTTTCCAAGCATTTAAATCTGTATAGTATCTGTCATTGTACTCTCTACAATTAATGTTAAATGATACCTCTACCATTTGACCAACTTTATTATATTTCATAAAGTTATCTACCTTTTCTTCACCAAATACAGTAAAGTAAACATCGTCCTGGTATTCACCTTTGGACGTTACAATAAATCCTAACTTTTTCCAGTTAGTACCTTTTTTAGATACACCTTCTTGTACCTCAGAGATTTTTGTAATCTCACCTTGAAATTTCAAGTCGTTCATAGTTTTTAATTTAATTTGTTAAAATTGATCGAAATACTGGTCTTGAACTTTCATAAAGAAATCTCGGACCTGTTCGTTTTTATTCATTTCATCAACACAACCTGCAACAAGAACACTTGTTTCTTCGTGATAATTTAAATGAAATCTAACAATGAAATCTTCATCATCATCAGTATTCTTTATAGATACTATAATACTCTCATTAGTTTCCTCTTGTATCGTTTCGTGAGAAATATCTACTATGTCTTTATTGATTTTCATTTGCAAAAATCTTTTTGATTAATTCAACTTTTTTAGTTATAGAAGCGTTAGACTTTATAATCTTTCTTACTTTACCACTTGTACTATAGTCTATATCTTTAACTGTTTCGCTGATAATAATACGTTTAAAACTTCTAAAATCATCATCGTATTCACAAAATATTTTAAAGGTTTTAACAGAGTGTATAACATTAGAATGATCACAATTAGTTAGAGTAGCTACATCACACAAAGTTAAATCACCATAGTTAGTTAAAAAATATCTAAGACTGTGCCTAGCACTAACTATGTTTTGTTTTCTACTTTTACCTAAAACATCTGACGCACTTACACACCAATAATCACAAACTGTATTCAAACATTTTGATAACCTTGTTCTAGCGTGTCTTGGTAATACTTCTGTTCTCATAATTCATCATAAATTAAGTTAATTCTTTCTTTTGGTTTATTTAATTCTTCAAGCAAATATACATATTCTTCTCTACCTTGATCTATAAAATGTTCAGAACATCTAAATATACCTATTTGATGCGGTTCATTTGTTTCTATTACTATAAATACAAATTCTTTAGCGTTAAAGCCATCAAGATAAAAAGCTGCTTGTCTGTGGTAATTATATCTAAAAGCACTTTTTCTAAATTCTGTTATTGGTTTACTAGTAGTCTTAAGATCAACCAACATATCGCCACCTTCTACAACTATATCAGCCTTTCCTTTACACTTTACCATAGTGTTAAAATCAACCCAACTATTAGCCACTTCCTTGTCAGACTTAGATAAAATATCACTAACTTCTTTACAGCTCATCAACTTATCCCTCATTCGTAAAGCTTTATTGTATTGATCCAAATTAATTACAATACCATCTCTTTGCTCAACACTCTCTTTCCAGGCTTTATTTAATTTACTTGCCATAGATTTAGTTGGCTCAGGTCTATCTTCAGGATTAAATACAATAAACTTATCTTGGTATGTTTTTGGCTCTAACACAAGTGTGTGTAATAGATTACCAAATCTTAAAGCAGGAGAATCTATCTTACCTCCTTTCTTCATCATCTCATAATATTCTCTACCTTTCTTAAGATAGCCTAACTGAGAGTTCGTAGTATACTCCCAATCTCCGTAGTATTCTTCGTCAGTATTAAATGTTTTCATTTCTTGTTTTGGTCAAATGTAAATGATAAATAAGCAATGTAAATCATAATAATACAAACAACTGTAAGTGGTACAAGTTCCATCATAATTTTTTAAATTTATCAGTTAGATTAATTAATACATCATTAGTTTCAAATAACCAAGCAAAGAAACAACCTATTACGTGTAATATAAAAGCCATCCAAATCCACCAAGGAGCTTTAGCTACAACTAATATCCAAGCAATACAAATCAGTAACATCATTTTTTCATTATTGGAGTAAATAATAATTTAGCCATTCTTTGTTTTTGAGAGTCTGTCATATTATACTTACTCAAAGCCATTTCAACTTGGTCTCTCCCACCATTTTTAATAGCAAACTCCATCTTTTCTACAACATCATCAGTCATTTGTTTTAAAACAACTTTCTTATCTCTAATTCGTAACGCATCTACTACGTCACCAAAAGCTTTAACACCTTTCTCTACATACAATGTAACTTGAGTTCCTTTCCAATCTTCAACTAATCCACTACCTGCAACTTTCTCTATTGCCCTTGCATTAGTTCGGTTAAGTATCATACCCTTATCAAACTCGTTAAAATAAACCACAAAGCAATCTTCTTTCCTGCCTTGTTGTCCAGTAACTTTTTCTTGAGCTAACTTATTAACCGTAACTAGAATTTCTTTTTTACCATCTAAGGAATACGATCCTAGGTACTCGTAATTAAATTGTTTTTTCCAATGTCCCTTCATAACTATTTTTTTCTTTAACTTCGTTTTTTAAAATGTATAAATAATTCTGAGCATACCTTTTAATTGTAGCTCTTTTAATCTTCTTGTTGAGTATATCTTCACACAACAATTTTAATCTAACTTCATTAGTGTTTCTGATTTCCATAAGGAGGGGTGGTATTAATTTATAAATATATAGACTTTTAAAATGCAACTTTCACTTTTAAGATTTGTTTTTATTACTTAAACATTCTAAAGTTTTAGTAGATAAATAATTTACATAACTCTTAAAAGAATCTTTCAAATCTTTTTGTTCTACTTTACTACCATTTTTAAGATTAATGGTGTATTCAAGTTTAGGTTTTTTATTTTCGTGTATAACATCAAAGAAATTTGGTAAACCCAAATCTACTTTAACACACTCTTCTGAATTGTTTATGTTCCAAAGCAAAAGAATACTTTGCTTTACTTCCTGGCTAAATTGATTTCTAAAATTTCTCATAATTTTTTGGCTGTGTTTTTAATATTTCTTGGACAAATGTATAAAACTTTTTGCACAAACAAAACAAAATAAAAAAAAATCAAAAAAAATTTTTGGACCGCCACCGTTTTGAGTAGGTGCAATAAATGACCTTGTTATTAGCGGTTTTCGGCTGTCAAAGTGTCTGATTTTGAGAAAAGTACTTTTTTATTTGGTGATCTTATTTTTTTTTATATATGCGTGTTCCTTATGCCGCTTTTTTATAGTTTTTTACATTTTTGTGTTATTTGTGAATAATTTTATATATATTTGTTTCATTGTTAACCAAAAACCAAAAAAATGAAATTTACTATTAATGATCTTAATGATCTAAAATTTAACCAGGTGTTAACGCAAAATGAAAAGATGCGTAAAACCAGTAAAAAAGAAAACATACGTCTTTATAATTTCGGGATAAGTGCTTATAAGTCCCACAGCACCGGAAAAGTCACGTGTCCATTTGCGAAAGACTGCATAAAGTTTTGTTATGCTCGAAAAGGTTCTTTTATATGGAATAACACAAAAAAAGCCTATGAGAAGCGGTATTTACTTACTAAAGAGCCGCAGCTCTTCAAATCAAAAATAACGGACGCAATAAAGAGACGCAAAGCGACTCACGTACGTATTCACGATTCTGGGGATTTTTATAATCGTGATTATATACTCCAATGGTTTGAAATAATGCGAAATTTTGAAGATGTTACATTTTACGCATATACTAAGTCTAAAATGTTATTTGATGAATTTGACTTTTTACCTGCTAATTTTACGGTGATTTATTCGCTTGGCTCTAGATTTGATAATTTAATTGACCAGGAAAGCGACCGACATTCGAAAATATTCTATTCTATGGAAGAGATGACAAAACAAGGCTATATTGACGCCTCAAATAATGATTTAGAGGCTATCAACCCAAAAAATAATAAAATCGGTTTATTAATCCACTAAAATTTAAAACTATGTACAAAGTTACACAAACAAAAAAAGTATTTTCAGCTCTAAAGCTTTATAAAAAGACGATCAAAAAAGATTATTTTTTTAAGTCCTTTTATGATGCGTTAAAATTTGCAGCTAATGAACAAATAAATAAATTTTACTTTGTTAAGGGTAAAATTAAAACCAGTCATAAAACGTTCGATTATTTGCATTCGTTACAAGCATTTAAAAACCTATGTAAAATTAACGCATCTTTTTATTTAGGTGTTAATAATTATAGTAGTGTTAAAAATATAGATACTTACTATTTTTATTTGATAAACTCTAACCAATTAATCAAACTAAAAAAATACTAATAATATAAACCAGTTTAAAAACTAATTAAAGCCGCTTTTATAGCGGTTTTTTTTATGCCTTATATTAAAGCTTTTAAAACAAATCAATATAAACCCTATTTAAAGGGTTTTTTTTGTGGTAAATATATAAACATATTACAATTATATTTTAATGCACCAGGACCGCCTTAAAATAGCTTAAAACCATATATTTAAAATATTAGTACAGTAAGATTTTATATTTATTACAATTTAACCAGGAATAAAGCCAAACTATAATTTTACATAATATTTATTATAAGACAATAGGGGTCAATCTGTCATACGACTTTTGACTCTCGAAACCACCGCCCCCCTTTCTGTAAGTGCTGTCAATAGAAAAGGGGTTGTGGGGGTAGCCCTTTTCAGGGGGAAGAGGCATAGGGGAATTCCCTCACCAGGAAAAGGGTTCTCTACTTTGTTGTTATTCTACCTAGCCCTATGGTAGTTCCAAACCCAAAAAACTTATAGCCTTTAGATAGCCTTAGCAAAGCCTTACCAAAGGGTTAAGGATAAAGATATATATATATAGTATATTAAAGTTTAATTATTTTTTTATATTTTTGTGAGGTATGAAACGATTGCCTACAGAATTAAAAAATCAAAGAGGAACACTTCGCAAAGATCGTGTAAACGAAAATGAGCCTAAGCTACCTTGCGTGATTCCACCAATTCCTACTTGGCTATCTGAGGATGGTCAAAAAGCTTTTGCCGAACTAAGTACTTTACTTCACGATATGTCTGTGCTTACTCAAGCAGACGAGTTGGCTCTTACTCTTCTTTGTGATGCTTACAGCGAATATAAAAAAGCTAAGGAAGTAGTAAACGAATTGGGTGCAACTGTTGAAGTTATCTCAAGAGAAGGAAACTCAAAACCAACTATAAGACCTGAAGTTCAAATTGCTAATCAATCTTTTGTAAGGGTCTTTCAGTTGCTTAAAGAATTTGGATTGACTCCTTCGAGTAGAGCTAAGGTAAATGCTATTGAAAATTCTACAGGTACACCTGATGTTAAAATAGAAAACTTCTTCAACGGTGGCGAATAATCTTCACAGAATAGATGAGTCTAAATACTACTTTGATGAGAAGTCAGCGAAGAGGGCTTGTGACTTTATACAAACTTTTTGTAAACACACTAAAGGTGAATTAGCAGGTCAACAATTTGTACTAGAGCCTTGGCAAATAGAAATCATAGAAGCTATCTTCGGTTGGAAGTCTAAGAAAACTAAACTTAGAAAATTTAGACAATGCTTTATTTTCATTCCTCGTAAGAATGGAAAGACTACGATGATGGTTGGTATAGCACTCTATATGCTTTTTTCTGATGGAGAGAAAGGTGCTGAGATTGTATCGGCTGCTGCTGATAAAGAACAAGCAAGGTTAAGTTTTTCGATAGCTAAACAAATGGTTTTACAAGAGCCTAACCTTATCAAAAGAGCAGGTACTTATCGTGACTCAATTACTTACGATAAAGTTGGATCGTACTACAAAGTTATTTCGGCTGATGCAGATACCAAGCACGGACTAAACCTCTCTTGTTGTTTACTTGATGAGATTCACTCTCACAAGAATCGTGACCTCTACGATGTGTTACTTACATCTATGGGTGCTAGAAAAGAACCTCTTATGTTAGGGATAACTACAGCAGGGGCAGGTAATCAGAAAGACCACATATCGAGAGAGCTTTACGACTATTCTAAAAAATTAATTGATGGTTCTATTGAGGACGATTCGTTCTTAGGAATTGTTTATGAAGCTGATGAAGGAGATGATATTTTTAGCGAAGAGGTTTGGAAGAAAGCGAATCCTGGTTACGGAAGTATTGTGACTAAAGAGTATATGCACCAACAAGCTATCAAGGCAAAAAATGAACCTTCATTTGAGAATACTTGGCGTAGACTTCATTTAAATCAATGGGTTGCCAATGAAACTAAGTGGATTAGTGACGAGAAGTGGATGCTGTGTGATGGTGAGGTTGATAGAAATTATTTAAAAGGTAAAGTTTGTTACGCAGGATTAGACCTTGCAAGTACACGAGATATTACTTGTTTAGCTTTATTGTTCCCTGATGAAGAGGGTGGTTACGATATAATTAACTACAATTTTATTCCTGAAGAGAACGCTAAAAAGAGGTCTGAGAGAGATAAAGTAAATTATGATAAGTGGCACAGAGAAGATTATGTTATCTATACTCCTGGAGATGTAACTGACTACAACTATATAAAACAAAAGATTGTTGACTTAAGTGAACTATTTGATATTCAGATAGTTGCGTATGACCGTTGGAACTCAAGTCAGCTAATAATCGACCTGACAGAAGATGGATGTCCTTGTATTCCAGTAGGTCAAGGATTTAAAACTATGTCACCTGCAACTAAAGAATTTGAAACATTAATTCTTAGTGGTAAGATTCGTCACGGAGGAGACCCAGTTCTTAGATGGATGATGAGTAACGTAGTGCTGACTTACGACCCTGCGAATAACGTCAAACCTAATAAGGCACGTAGTAATGAAAAAATTGATGGTGTCGTAGCTTGTATTATGGCACTATCTGAAGCAATGGAAAATAAAAATAAAGGTGGATCGGCTTACGATGACAAAGAAATATTTTTTATCTAAGAACGAAATAGTAGAAAAGGAGTACAACTCTATCGTAGAGATTTGTACTAATGTTCTTAGGTCTAACAAGGACTTGCATTTTCGAGATGATTTAGTGCAAGAGGTTTGTTTAATTTTACTTACACAAAATAATGAGTCTATACAGACTATCTACGAACAAGGTCATTTTAAATTTTACATAGCTAGAATAATTACCAATCAAGTATTTTCAAGCACTTCACCATTTCACAAAAAGTACAGACAGCAAATACCATTTGTAGATATAGATGAACAAGAATACAATCCATTAGCTGATAAAATTTGGATTGATATACACCACTTGCTTACTAAAAAAGAAAGAGAAATAATTGAACTAAGGTACGTTTACAACTTTAAAGTTAGTGAGATAGCTAATATTAAGATGGTGTCTACAAGACAAGTTTACAAATATCTACAAAGGATTGTTGGTTATTTGAAAAAAAAATATAAATAAAAGGTTCACAAAAACACCTTTTCTATATATCTATATGGATAAGGTATATTAAACCCAAGAAGGATTTGGCTACATTTTTAGATTTTTTTAGAAGAAAACCTCAAGTACAACCTAACCAAGAGGAAAGGTTTTACAATACGAGTTTATATGGGAACGCTTCAATAATGGGCAACTCATCTAATCAACCAATTTCAAAAGAACGCTCTCTACAGCTTTCAACAGTTTGGAGTTGTGTAAAAGTAATCTCTGAAACAATAGCTTCTCTACCTATCTCGTTATACGAAAAAGACTCAGATAACAAGAGATATATTTTATCTGATAATCCACTTCACTCTTTAGTAGGAGAGCAACCTTCAACTCTCTACAACTCTTTTAGCTTTTTTGAAAGAGCCTTAGTAGACCTTTGCCTAGATGGAAACTTCTTTGCTTACATAGAAAGAAATAACGGAGGTCTACCTACTCAAATAATCCCTATCCAATGTGATGATGTAAGTGTTTATGTATCGCCTGATGGTAGAGAAGTTTATTACGAGATAGAACAAAACGAAACTATACCTTATCCAATCACAGGAAAAGTTACTTCAGAAAATATGATCCACATAAAAGGATTGTCTTGTGATGGAGTAATGGGTAAGTCACCAATACAAAGTGCAGCAGAGTCTTTAGGTATATCTTTATCTATCGAACAATTTGCAGGTTCGTTCTTTAAGAACGGAGCATCAGTAGGTGGTATTCTTAAACACCCAGGAACACTTAAACCTGAAACAGCCAAAAGATTACGAGCTAGTTGGAATCAAACTTATAGTGGCTCAATCAACGCAGGTAAAACTGCAATACTTGAAGAAGGAATGGAATTTATGAGCCGACAGATTCCAAACAATCAAGCACAATTTTTAGAAACTAGACAATATCAAATTAGTGATATTTGTCGTGTTTTTAGAGTGCCTAATCACCTCGTAAACGATCTTAGTAGAGCTACATATTCTAACATAGAAGCACAGCAAATCGACTTTGTGGTACACACTATCACACCTTGGATTAAGCGTATTGAGATGGCTTTAAATCAAAAATTAATTCCTTTCAATAAGAAAGGTTCACAATATTTTAAATTTAATTTAACTGCCCTTCTAAGAGGTGACTCTAAGTCAAGAGCAGACTACTATAGAACACTTGTAAACATTGGTGTTATCTCACCTGATGAGGTTAGAGCTTTTGAAGATATGAACTCTATGGGTGGACCAAGTGAAAATGTTTATATGCAAAGTAATATGATGCCTTTAGATAGTTTAGGCGAAGCTACTTCAAGACAAGATATATAGTGGCACTAAAAGACATAAATACTACTCCTACTAATGGAATGAGAGAAGAGGCTCGTAAGGGCTTAGAATGGAGAAAGGAATATGGTAGAGGTGGAACTCAAACAGGAGTTTCTCGTGCTAGAGATATAATCAATGGTAATTTAAGTATCTCAAGTATTAAAAGAATGTTTAGTTTTTTTAGTAGACACGAAAACAACAAGGCTAAACACTATTCTGCTAAAGAAAATGATGGTGGACCTACAGCTTGGAGAATAGCGTGGGCTTTATGGGGAGGAAACGCAGGATTTAGTTGGTCTAAGAAAAAAGTTAAAGAGATAGCTAGAGAAGAGGAAAACAGAATGAAAGTAGGTGCAATGATAAATGATGGTATAGAATTACCATTATATGACTCTATAAAAGAAGCTGAACTACAAGCTCAAGAACTTGGTGGAAGTGGTTATCACGAACACACAATGGATGGAGAAACATATTATATGCCTTTTGAAAATCACGAACAAGCAAAAGAAGTGATGGGTCAAGTTGATGAAAATATGTATGGCTCAAAAGACGATGATAAGGATGAGAAAAATAATAGATATATTATGGAAAATAAAGAAACTAGAATTTATAATGGTAACTACGAGATTCGATTGGATGAAGATTCAAAAGAAACTAGAGTTAGTGGTTACGCTGCCTTGTTCGATACTGATAGTAGAGATTTAGGCTTTAGAGAAACGATTTCTAAACGAGCTTTTGATGGTCGATTAGAAGATAATGTAATCTTAACTTTCAACCACGATGCTAATTTAATATTAGATAGAAATATGGGTGGTACTTTACAATTATCAGTTGATGAAAGAGGATTGCGATACGATGCAACTTTACCTAATACAACAACTGGTAATGATGTAGCAGAATTAATGAAAAGAGGTTTACTTTATGAATCTTCATTTGCTTTTACAGTAGAAGAGGATGATTGGAGTAAAGATGGAGATGTAACAAGAAGAGAAATTAAAAAAATTGGTCGACTTGTTGACGTTTCTATTGTCGGTGTAGGCGCTTACGCAAACACGGATGTTGCCCTTCGTTCTAAAGAAACTTTCGAGATGGAAGCAACTGTAGAAGAAACCCCTCAAGTTGAAGAAGTGGAGCAAAAGGTTGAGGAATCATTTGATGATTCAAAGTTAAATTTATTAAGTAATGAATTAAAATTAAAAAAACGAATATGAAAAATTCGATTGAAATTCGTCAAGAGAGAGCTACTGCAATTGAAAACGCAAACACTCTATTAACCTTGGCAAAAGATGAGGCTCGTGACTTTACTGCTGACGAGCAAGTATCATACGATGGTATGATGACTAACATTGACAAACTAGCTAAAGACATTGAGGTAGTTGAACGTCAAGAAAAATTGAACGCTGAAGCAGCTTCTATACCTGTTTCTCACGGAACTCAAAATGTTTCTGATTCTAAAGAATTAAGAGGTTTTTCTTTTGTAGAAGCTTTTAATGCTGCAAAAACAGGTCGTGTTGAAGGTCTTGTTCGTGAAATGGATCAAGAGGCTCGTAACGAGAATCCTTCTCAAAACTTTAAAGGTGTGGCTATTCCTCACTCTGCTTTGGAATCTCGTGCAAATACTGCTTTAACTTCTAACTCTCAACCAGTAGAGGTTAAGTCTTTCGTAGATGATATGTTTGCTGCTTCTGTATTAGTTGGAAATGGTGCTACAATGTACACAGGTGTTTCTGCTTCTCAAAAAATTCCAATCGTAGCAGGAATTACTGCAGGTTTTATTCCTGAAGATGGTTCTGTTGCACAACCTGCTGCAGGTACTATTGGTGGTGGTCAATTAAACCCAAGCACTATTGTTGCTGCAACTAATGTTTCTAACGCTGCTTTAGCTCAAAACGCTTCTATTGAGGCTGCTTTCAGAAGAAACTTTGCAACAGCTATTATGGCTCAATTTGAAAAGAACTTATTAGTAAGTGGAGATGCTGCACAAGGACCAACTTCTATTTTTGCTGATGGTGTTGCTTATACAGCAGGTACTCAGTCTTGGACTAGCTCTACTGCACTTGCAACTATTCAGTCTATGTTTAGCAAAATGATTTCTCAGTCAAACGATGTAAACAAGCCTTCAGTTAAATTACTATTGAATGGTGATGCTTATGCTGACTTAACTGCTCAAATCGCTGCTAAAGATGGTTCTGCATTTAATGCTGCTTCTATGAACTTAGTTGATAGAACTGTTCTTAATATCCCTTACGCTATTTCAGATAACGTAGGTTCTGACGGAAACTCTGCTTCTAGAGCAAGAGCGTTATTGTTAGATATGGAAAAAGTTCATATGGCTATGTTCGGTGGTCTTGATATTTTAGTTGATCCTTACTCTCAGTCTTTAAGTGGTGGTACTTCTTTAGTACTTTCTACTTTACTTGATGGTTTGATTGCACAATCTTCAGGAAAAGAAGCTGCTGTTAAAGCGGTTGCTCCAGCATAGTAGATTAAATTAATTAGAAAGGCGAAAGGGTTAATCCCCTTTCCCTTTTCTTTATAAAAGACCAAAATGGCTATATCGCACTTAGATAATTTGTTTAACAAAGGTAACTACGAGTATCTAAACCCAAGTCAAAATAGATATGGGAATTTAGTACTAGCAGAATACCCTACTACTCAAGTTGTTACAACTGCTGAGTTAAAGGCTCAACTTAGAATTGACAGTTCTGATGAGGACGCTTTGTTAGCTACATATATAAGTGCTGCGACTCAAATGGCTGAACACTATTGTAACAGACACTTTATTACAGCTAAGTACAAACTTTGGTTTAATGAATTGCCTAATACATTTAGTTTATATTACCCTGATTGTAAGTTTAATTATCCTGCGGGAAATGATAATGCTAAAGATGGTTTACACTACTTAGCTGCTGTAGGTTCTACTTACACTTTGTTTGCCAACACGAATTGGTATTCAAATCAAAATACTAACCCTTGTCAGGTAAAGATGACTACAACACCTTCTGATGCAATAGGCACAGGAGATTTAAATGGAACAACTGATGGAATATATTATTTTCAATTTCATACAGGTATAGCAGATGGTGCAGCTAGTATTCCTGATGCCATCAAACAAGCTATTAAATTAATTGCAAGTGATATGTATTATTTCAGAGAGGATCGCAAGAGAGCGTTTCCAATGGCTTCTGAGATATTATTACAACCTTATAAATGTTATCTATAGTATATGGCTTTTTTATCTGAATTAAAGGCAGGTGACTTTAACACTCGTATTAAGTTAAAATCTATATCTTCAAATCAAGATGTATTTGGTGGCTTTACACCTGTTTTTACAGACCACGCAACTGTATGGGCTAATTTAAATATTAAGACCCTTAGAAACATTGAAGAGAAGTTTGAAGGAGATGAGTTACAATCTTATGGTCGATTTGTTTTTACTATAAGATACTCAAGTGAAACAAAAACTATAAAATCTAATTGGATTATTGAAGATGTAGAAACTACAGATATATATGAAATAACTGGTTTTGCTATTGATCCAAGAAAAGAATACATACAACTTTTTGTAAAGCAAGATTTACCAACCACCTCACCAATATAGTTATGGCTATAAAGAAAAGAGATGGCATAAGAGTAAAAGGAATTAATAGCCTTAAAAATAGTTTGTCTGAACTAGGTATTAAACCTAGACAACAAAGAACTCAAATAAACAAAGCTTTAAGACCTGCGGGTAATATTCTTGCTAGGGCTATGCAAAGAGGGTACAAAAGAGAATTTAACAGTAACTCTGATTACAAAAGAAAAAGTGGTAGAACTCCAACCTATAAAACAATAGGTATATTTACTGCAAGAAAATCAAGAGAGCCAGGTATATTTGTTGGTCCTTTAAAAAGAAGAACAACACCAATCAGAGTCAAGGGGAAAGATAGTTACAACTTGACTGAGATGCAAATTTTAGGTAATAAGATACAAAAGCCTAGAAAAGATATATTTTTAGAGGCAGCTAATAAAGTAAATTTAAGAGTGTTAAACCAAGCAGAAAAAGACTTAGGTAAACTTTTAGATAAAATGATAAAACAATCAGGTTTTAGATAAGATATGTTTGCAGCAATAGGAAAATCAATATTTAAACAATTACAAGAAACACCTGCTTTTACCGCAGCTAATGGTGTTGATAAGGTTTTTCCTGTTATTATACCACAAGGTGTAGCTTATCCTTGCACTACGTTTGAAATAACTAACGTATCAAACTTTTTATCTAAAGGTGGATCGCTTAACTCGTGTGATGTATCAATTCGCATATCTTGTTTTGCAGACACTTACACTAAAACATACGATCAAGCTAAGGCGGCTGTAGAAGCCTTAGATTTGTTTGAAGTGACTTATACTGAAGATAGTGTAAGCTACACGGCTAAATTCAGGTTTTTAGATTTAGACGATGACTATTTCAAGACTCCTGAAAAATTCTACAAAAACATAAATTTTAACTGTCTAATAATTAAAAACTAAAATAAAATGGCAATTTTAAACGCAACAGATTGTGTAATTTCGGTTACAACAGGAGGTTCTTTACAACCAGTAGCTCATTGTACTTCTGCTTCACTAACTATGAATATGGATCTTCGTGATTCTACAACTAAATCTTCATTAGGTTATCAATCTAATTTAGGTGGATTACGCTCTTTTGAATTATCAAGTGATGCCTTTGTAGAAATAGGTAATATTGCAGGATTTGCTGACATTGAAGAACTTTTTGTTATTTGGGAAGCTAGAGACGAAGTAGCAATAAAATTCGGTGCTTCAGGTATGGAATATACAGGTAACGCTTTAATCACTTCAATCTCAATAGATTCAGGAGTAGAAGAAAACGCAACTTATTCAATCTCTTTAACTGGTTCAGGAGCAATATCTAAATCATAATATTAACTTTTAAATCCATTAATTATGGCAATTCAAAACGCTTCGGATTTATTGGTATATGCTAAGACGACTGACCCTGCTCCACAAAAGACTAGGATTAGGGTATTGGCTGCCGTCCCATTAATTGATTTTACATCGGGTGAGAATATTTTACTTAGTAACATTACTAACGCTAGTGGTGTTATTACGGATAATCAAATTGTATCAGGAATTAGCAATACAGGTCAAAGCATTTTAGATTTAACAAAGAATATGTTAAACTCTAGCTTTGGCTATACTGTTACTTCTGTTGCTACCGACCCATCAAATAATTTATACAAATATGTTGATGTAACAAACGGAGCAAATGGAATTGTACCTACATTAGGATTTTCAGATGGTACTGCTACTTTTAATGAGGATGCTGTTATTATAGAGATAATCACACCAGGTTCATCAGCAATATTTGACCCTGTAGCTTTTAGTACATCAGCTTCGTTTAGCGTAAATATGGATTTAAGAGATGTAACCAACAAGGATTCAGGGGGGTACTCTGAGTCTTTGGGTGGTTTAAAGTCTTTTGAAGTATCTACTGATATATTACAATCAATTAATCCGGATGTACCTTTAGATGGTACTGATTTTTTCGATAAACTACAAGCAAGAAGTTTAGTTAATTTAAGTTTTTCTGATAGAATTAGAAACATTATACGCACTAACTTTACTCAAAGCGGGGTAGATGGGTTTACTACTGAAAACATAACACAAGTTAATTTACAAGCTAGTCCACCTGAAATTGGAGGTAATACTGCATCTAGTATAGAGTCAACTTCTGCTAATCAAGATAAATTACTGTACACTATTGGAGGTCCAAGATTAGAAGGTAAAAAACTTTCTTGGTCTTTTTATGTTAGAGGTGATGGCTCAACAACAAAAGCAACGTTTTTTATGTTTGGTTTAAATGAAATGAGCGGCTCAAATAGAGTAAATCCTTTTACAACAAAAATAATTGGTGGTAATGGCTCAGAATCTATATCAGACTATACAGCAAACGCAAATCACTTTAAAATAGAGGGATTGGATACAACTTGGTGTAGAGTAGTTATTGAATTTTCAAATCCAATTAAAATTTCAAGTAATACAGCAGATGTTCGATTTACATTATATCCTGGTTTATCTGAAGCTCAAAGTTCAAACAAAATATTTACCTCATCTTGGCAAATTGAACAAACTAATGAAGCAACCGATTATCAAGACCCTACCGATATTACACATTGGCAAGGAAACGCACTTGTATCATCGGTAAGTTTTGATGCTGGTGTTGAGGATAATCTAACTTGTTCAGCTACATTTACAGGCACAGGTAATATCTATCCAAATGGACTTGGTCCTGAGTTGATTGGTGATACAGGGTTTGATGACCCTAGTTATTGGACTTTGTCGGGTGGCTCTAGTATTGTTGAAGATGGTTATGGTAAAATAATTACAACAGGTGCTACTACACAAATTGCCACTCCGGATATAATGAGTGGTAGCGGTGATTATTACCTTTTAACTTATACTATTTCAAGTTCTCCAAGTCCAACAGGTTTTTTAACAGTAGATAGAGGGTGGTCAGCAAGTCCTGATATACATTTATTAATTCCATCAACACCAGGAACACACTCAGTTTTGTTATATCCTGAAATGCAGAGCCTTGAAATTGTTAGAGGTGGTGATGGTACAAGTAACACTACAATTTGGCTTAGTTCAATATCACTAAAGAAAGTTTTATAAATCAATTTAAATTAAAAAGGTAACAAAAAATGAAAAAGGTAGAAATAGGCGGTCAGAAACGACCGATTAGATTTAGTTATTTAGCTTTAAAAGACATCTGTAACGATTGTAAGTTAAAGTTAGATGAAATGCAAAAGTTGGGTACTGAGGTAGATCACATAGGTATTATAGCCTACTATGGTCTAAAGTATGGTGCTAAGAAGAACGGAGAAGAGTTTAAGTACAAAGTTCGAGATATTGAACAATGGATAGACAATGAAGATTTCGGTAAGATAAATGAAATCTTTGAAGCGTTCCAATTAGACCAACCTCAGAAAAAGGGAAAGTAGAAGAGGGAGAGGATATTATTGATGAAGATACAGGTGAAGTAAATTGGGATAAGTTAGAAGAAGTTGGATTGGGAATGTTGGGGTTAAGTGATTCAGAATTATATGATTTGACCCCACGTTCCTTAGACAACAAAATAAGAGGCTTCAGAAAGTACAACGAACAGCTTTCTCAAAACAGATGGGAACAAACTAGAATGATAGTACACAGTTGTATAGTACCTCACTCGAAACATCGACTTAAACCTAAAGAATTAATGCCTTTCCCTTGGGACAGCAAAGTTAAAATTAAACGAGATGTTGCTAGTAAAGAGCAAATCCAAGAGGTTTTAAAGAGATACAAACTAACAGAACCTAAAAAAATCAAAGTTTAAAATGGGTGGAGTAAAAACTATATCGATAATTGTAGCTGCTAATATCAAAGGCTTAGAGGCAGGTCTTGGTAAAGCAAATAAATCAATAGCAGGTTTTGCTTCACAAGCAGCTCGTGTCGGCTCTATGCTGACTTTTGGTGTTACAGCACCTTTAACTGCTTTAGGTAAACAAGCCTTCGATACATTCTCTCAGTTTGAGAATAGTATGATGAAGGTTAATGCAGTAACTGGTGCTACAACCGAAGAGTTTAAAATGCTCACAAAAGAAGCTAAACGATTAGGTTCTACTACTCAATTTACAGCATCTCAAGTAGCCGACTTACAATTAATTTTAGGTCGTAAAGGATTTAATCCTGATGCAATACAAGGTATGACTGAGTCTATACTAGACCTTGCCTTAGCTACTGGAGAAGATTTATCTTTAGCATCTGAAGTTGTATCAGCATCAATAAATGCTTTTAATTTAGAAGCAGAAGATGCTGCTCGTATATCAAACACACTAGCCTCGGCAGCCTCAGATTCATCAATTCAATTAAATACATTCGCAACAGCCTTTGGTCACGCAGGAGCTTCGGCTAACGCAGTAGGGGTAAACATAGAGGAATTATCTGCTATGATGGGTGTTTTAATGGATAATGGTATTAAGGCATCTAAGGCAGGTACAGGACTTCGTAAAATATTTATGAAGTTAAATGAGACTGGTACAACGTTTTCTAGTGTATTAGAGGAAGCTGCTGAAGGTGAAATGGATCTTAATAGAGCTCAAGAATTAGTTGGTACTACGGCAGCCAACCAATTACTTGTATTAACAGATAATTTAGAAAAGGTAAATGAGTTATCAAGTGCTTATGCAACTAACACTACTAAGTTAAAAGAAATGGCTGACCTTATGGGTCAAACTACTTTTGCTAAAGTTAAAAAGTTAGAGAGTGCATTTGAAGGATTTAGGTTAGAGTTAGGTGAAGTGTTATCTGAAATGTTAATGCCTATGATAGAAACTGTTACTGATTTATTTGGTGAGTTTGGAAAATTAGATAGAGAAACTCAAAAATTAATTGTATCAGTAGGTGGTTTTGCTTTATTAATAGGACCAGTTTTAATAGCTCTAGGTGCTATGGTAGCACTTATACCATTATTAGCAACAGGATTTGGAGTAGTAGCAGGGGCAGTTGCTACTGTAGGAACAGCATTATCAGCCCTAGGTCTTGAAGTTATTGCAGGTTCAGCTATATTCGCATCTATCGCATCATTTGCAGATACATTAGGTGATGAAGCAAGATTAAAAGAGCAAGAGGCTGCAAGAAAAAAAGCTATAATGAGTCAAAAAGGCTTTATGCTTTCAACTTGGGCAACTCATCAAGCTTTAGAGGCAGAAGCCGAAGCACTTAAAAAAGTTCAAAAAGAATTAGAAAGACAAGAAGCATTTAAAAGACAAAAAGGTTTAGATAGTGGAGCTATAGATAAAGAAGGGATGCAATTCGGTGGTATGCCTGGTCTAGCAGCGATAGCACCAACAGCTATATCAAATGTAGTTGAAGGAACTTTGATTAACACTACAGAGGCTATGCAACAAATGGTTGACGATTTTGATGCTAAGACTCAAGCTGTAAAAGATACACTAACTGGATTTGCTTTAGATGTAGGATTTGCATTTTCTGATGCGTTTGCTCAAATGGCAGTATCAGGGGAGTTAAGTTTACAAAACTTAGGCAACTTATTTGCTGGTTTACTTAAAGCTATGGCTAAGATGGTTATTCAAGCTCTTATAATGACGGCAATATTTAGTGCTTTAGGAGTTGCTCCTGCGGGAGGTGCTTTTGCAGGTCTAGGAATGTCAGGCTTTAAACAAACAATGCTTGGTATGATGGGTGGTACTTTTGCCAACGGAGGTCAACCTCCTTTAGGTAAAGTTAGTTTAGTTGGGGAGAGAGGACCAGAATTATTTGTACCTTCACAAAAAGGAACAATTATACCTAACCACGCTTTAGGTGGTTCGGCTATACCTGATGTAAGAATATCGGGTGATGATTTATTGATTGTATTTGATAGAGCTAATAGAAGAAAAGCTAGAAGATAAATTATGGCATACGGAAAGTACAGAGATTCTCAAATAAAAGGCGAGGCAGGTACAACTTGGTACGTTGAAATTTGGAAAAAAAGCTATTCAGGTAGTAGTACCGATATGAATCTTCAAGGTGAGGGTTTTGAGGTTAAATGGACTGGTCAAGGTGGGACAAGAAATAGGCAATTTTTAACTTCAGAATGTATTGTAAGTTTTTATGCTGAAAATAATGTTGATGAGGCATTTATCTATGATGTATTTGAAAATGGTGATAAAGAATATTTTGTTAGAATATATAAAAATAGTGTAAGTAACGCTAACCTTTGGTGGTTTGGATGGGTACAACCATCATTTGATACTTTATCTAACGAGCCTTTTCCTTATCCAGTTAAAATAATTGCTACCGATTCTATAGGTGTTTATAAAGAAAGAGAAGATGATACTTTATCGCCATCTACTTGGAATAAAGCTTATAGAATAAATAATCATATAAACGATTTTGGTAGTACAATGTCTTTGTTTGACAACTCATCTGCAAACGAATCTCCAATACCACAAAATCATAAGTGGTTTAAGACAGGAATAGATTGGTTTAGAGATGGTGACACTTATGAGGCTAACGACCCTTTTTATTCTTACTATATTACAAGTGCAGCATATAGAGGTGATGTTGAGAAAAAACCTTTAAAATACAAAAAGTACGATGTACTAAATGGTTCTTTACAAACATTTAATACTATAGGTTTTTTAAGTAATGGTAATTATTATTTTATTCAACCAAACAATAAAATAGCTACAAATGGTTTAATAAAAATATACAATTATTTAGGCACAGATAATGAAGTAGCATCAGGTGGTGATATAGCAGATGAAAATGTAAATCTTACTATAGACCAATCTACTAATTATATTTTAGCAGGGTCAACAATTACTTTTGACCCAGTTTTAAAAAGTGTAACTTGTGATTTTATAAATGGTGAGTCTACATTTTTTGTTCCTGATAATGCAGATTTAACAACTGGTTTTACAGCAGGTTTACTACAAGGAGATGTTGATGAAGAAGGCTCAATGTCTATAAATTTTGCAGCAACTCATAAAGAAGTTTTTAACAGAAATCAATTAAACTTTCCAAGTTCATCTTACGATTTAGTAAACGCAGGACACAAAACAACAGCTCAGTTGCAAATTAAAATTGGAACAGGATCAGATACAAGATACTTAAAACAGGGTTCGGGTTCTTTAGAGTGGGGTACAG